ATCCTTCAACCTTTGGTAGCGATTGCGGAGGTTCTGAATAGAGGCATCAAGGCGGATAATCTCTTCGTTTGTCTCATTAATCTTATTCTTTGCGAATTCATGCTTCTGTCCGTGATTCTCAACAGATCCTCCAAAGAAGTCTCGCTCAATCTGCTGCACCGTTGTCTGTGCTTGTTGGATCTTCTGAGATTCCTGAAGAATCTTCGTCTGGAGATCTTGGGTTGTGTCAACAACCTCTCCGCTCTCTGCTGCGTCGAAAAGAGATTTGAGTCTATCAATTTCTTCCTCCTTTGCACCTTTCTGGATATCATATTTCTCCAACTCAGTCTTCTTCGACTTGATTTGATCGGTCAATTGCATCTGAAGATAATCCAGGAATCCAAGACGAAAAACCTCATTGATGAAGGTTCTCTTTTCGTGCTTTCCATATTCGAAGAAATGCTTACTGGATGTTCCATTCAATACAATGAGATTCTTGAATACTTCAAATGAGATACCATCCAGAATCTCTTCTTCGATAACACGGTTTGCAATTCTTTTCTTTGCCTCTTCGCTTTCTGCGACACCGTTCTTGATAATGATAATCTTGTCGGGCTTGAGTCCACGCTCGATTATGTATTCATCCTTGTCTTTGTTGAAACAGAGACGGACTTCACAATCGCAACCATTCTGAATGTTTACGATTTCTGCCCTCTTGATCTTTCTCTGTGTTCTTCCGTACAAAGCAAACAAGGGAGCATCCACTAGAACTACCGTTTTCCCTGCACCATTTGAGATCATTGACAACTGATCTTCTTCGGTAACGTCATAGTTTTCACCATATACATAAGATAAACCTACAGTATAGTCAAAACGTAACCACTCGTTTCCTACACTCATGAAGTTTCTCATTTCGATCCAATTGAACCTAAGCATAAGTTCTCCTACTTATCGTTGTCTTCCGATCCATCTGGTGACACTCCACCCATGATATCATCGACTCGCATACAATCGTATTTGACTTGGAATAGAAATGTTTCATTGCTCTTGCTGAAACGTGATTTCGCCAAATACAAAGTCACTTGATCCTTCTCATCAAGTTCCTTGTTACGATTAATTGTCATAAGCAGATCACAAGTTTGTGCAATACCAATGGAGTCCGCTATTTTATCCTGTCCCACTCGGTCTTCGAAACTGGAACGGTTTGTTTGTGCTGCAACGATAAATGGAATATTGTAACGTTGGGCAAGAGATCTTAACTCCACGGCAATTCCCAACCCCTTCTCATATAATCCTGTATCCTTTGTCATTCTTGTTGGCATCATGAGTCCAATGTAATCTATGATCACCACGTCAGGTTTCAACATACCTTCACTGGTGATTTCCAAATTCCTCATCAGTGCTTCAATATCCGAAGGAGTTGTCTTGTACCCAGGCATCTCCTTGATAATAAGTCTATTTCCTCTTGTCTCTTTCGACTCTGCAATCTTCTCTCGCAATCTGAGATCTCGATACTGTGCAACCTCAGACATTGGAGTTTCCAGAAGACTCGCATCTAAGCGTCTACCAACCTGGGCCTCATCGATTTCCAAAGTCACATACAGAATCTTCAATCCTGTTTGCTCTTGGTTCAGAAGAAGGTTGGCAACGATGTTGATCAACCAGAGGGTCTTACCAGCATTGGAAGGTCCAGCGATAATGTGGAGTGCCTTCCTATACCACCCACCGAACGTCTCATCAAATTGATTGAATCCGGTACGTAGCATCGATCCATAGTTCTGTGGATCGTATCTGTCGTCAATAAACTCATCATCATGAAACTCTTTACCGAGATCGTTGTCGATGATTGACTCATTCAATCTTGAAACATTCTGAATGATCTTCTCGTACTTCCCCGTTTCATAAAGATCGTAACTGTTGAGAAGAAATCTCTTGAGGAAGCAACCTTTGGCAAAGTGGTCCAACTTCTCCACGATGTAATCATGAGTCAAGTGCTTCACTCTCTCATAATTCTCATAGACCTTCTTCCAAATCTTGACGGCAGACTTCTGCTCGTCTCCCTCCAACTCAGTCTCGAAAACCTTGTCTGAAGGCACAGTCCCATACGCTTTGTAGTGCGCCTGGAGGATCTCAAAGAACGGTTGCATCTCGTCAGAAAAGAATTCCGAATCCAATCTCAACACATAAGAGTGGAAACTCTTTGCATAGAAATAGAAGATCGTAAGAATATCCAACTCAGTGAGGTTAAAATCGTTAGGTTTCTTTGGCATACGCTTCTCCTTCTAAAAGCCGTATCCCTCATTATATCACGTTATCCACTTTTCGTCAACAATCTTCTTGGATTATTCAACCAATCAAAAATTTCTTCTACATCTGTTATGTGGTATCCGTCTATGGATAGTCCGCAATCGAGAAGCACAGGTTTACCTTCATAAGAAGAGGCGTCATGATCTATGGTGGGAAAATATCTATGAAGATGACATCTCTTCTGATCGTCAATAAGAATTACAAGGAATTGATCTCTCTGGTAATCCATCGTTTCATAGAGTACCTTCAATTGACTTTCCCACTTCTTCCGCACTTCTCTTAGTCTCTTGTGAAATTCATCATTCATAATCTCTCCTAAAACAAAAGAGTTTGTACAACTGTATTCTCTGAATCCAAAAACTTGTATTGTAGAATATCATCCAATGTGATATTGTACCCAACTGCATCGAACACAGGTTGCAGAGGTCCAGTAATCAATCGATGCATCATATACTCCACATCCAGTTTGAAGTATTGATAGAGTTTCGGATGCCACCTACCGACAATCGTTACTGCCTTAACTCCGAATATGTTTGTCGGACACACGAAGACGATCTTCGCCTTGTCACCCTCACCCACACGATCCATATCTCTCAATTCGGGATCGAAGTCTATCAGAGCGTTGATTACCAAAGCGCCAGCAATGTGATACGGACATTTCTTTGGGAAGTACGCAATAGCATTTTTCTCATCCTGTACGACGATATTTGTATTGCCAACATATTTCCACAAACTTCGAACTCCCTGCGCATAAGAAATATCATCGATGGGTAATTGGGGCATCTTATTGAACATGTCACGGAGCATCTTGATTGTATCTTCACGACTCATTCCGTCCATGATTTTTATGGTCACGTCCTTGAGAAACTTTTTGATAGGTTTCGACAGGTTCGATTTCTTGAACTCCATCCCCTTCACAGTGAAATCGTCATTGGGATACTGTCCTGTCGTCTTGTCATAAACCACTCTCGCAATGTATTTCTTCTTGGACGTGATAAGTAATTTCGAATTGACTTCCTCTGTTTCGAATTTATACTGCTGTGGAGTCAGCATTACATTCTGTGTAATATTCTCCAGGTTCTCCACAATTGCTGCCTTGATTTCCTTGTCGATCTCAAGACATGCCTTAACACATTCTTCCCTGTTTTCCTCAGAGACTTCAATCCCCTTGTACTGTAGGATCTTTCCATAGTGGATAAAGACAGAATCCGTATCACAATACATTGCCTCAAAGAACGGATTCTTTCTCTTTAGGTATTCCATGGTGGATTTGATAACGTACTGACCTGTTGCCGTTACCGCTTCTGCAAGATCAGTGTGGTAGAACCTACTCCACTTCGCACCAACAAATCCGTACAGGCTATTCAGTCGAATCTTGTAGACTTGCTGAATTGTATTGTATCGGTCAGAGAGTTGCTTGTCCTTAATATCTCCAGTCTTCTGATACTTCTGCTTGTACTCGAAGAAGAGTTTCTTGTTCTTCTTGCGGATAGCAATCCAGTGGTCAAGTAGAGATGGAATTACTCCACGGAAATCCAAAGTAAAGATCGCCCCGTTCGCACCAACACAATAATTTCTATCCTTGAGATACTTCTTCAATTGGTTAAACGTATTGAATTGCATAACCTGGGGTCTTCCCTGAACTGCATTCAACTTTGTTTTGGAGTACCTGTTGTATGCCTCAATAATCTTCTCTTGGTATTCTTCCAGAGACAACCACAGAGGATTGTAGAATTCAACCACGAATGGACCTTTTTGATTCGGAATGCTGCCTTGCTTCACTTGACCACGGTATGCCTCAATAGAAATGTTGAGCGCCTGAATGCAGGATGGATACAGGCTGGCAACGTCGAATACAGTCACATAATCATAAAGGCCGGGATTTGGTTCCATAACAAATGCGCCCAGGAACTTTCCAGCACCATCGGGAACCTTCTTAGTTTCTGGAAGTTGAATGTCCTTCTCCTGGCAGAAACGATAGATTGCAGCATCATGAATTCTCAACCAGGAAACGTCCTGACCAATTGCCTTATCGAAACTGATTCCCGCCATGTAGCAACACATGATGAAGGTTTCCATCAATTTCTTTTTGTTATCAAGTTGGTATACGAGTTGAGAGTCTTGAACGCAGTAACGGACAAATCCATCCCAATCATTCTCATAAAAATCTCGAATCGATCCCTCATACTTGATCTTACCTTCCCCACCAATCTCTACTTCCTCTTCCTCTACAATAGCAGCAAGAGCATAAGAACGTCTTGGGATAAGTTCGAATTTCTTATAGAGGATCATATAATCTACTACATTCACACCATTGGTAATAAATCGATTTGCTTCATTCTTGATCCAGGCATTCCCATTTCCGAAGTGCTTCAAAGACTTTTCTCCGAAGTGCAAACGCATCCTGTTCAAAATGTATGGAATGTCGTAATCTGCGCAATTCCATCCGGTGATGATATCAGGATCTTTTCTCTTCAGATACTTCATGTACTCTCGCAAAACACCACGCTCATCCTTACACCAAATGTAAGTCACATCTTTCGGAAGAGGATTCTTTGCATCCCGATATGGATTGATCCCAAAAACAGTTGTATGATCGTCAACAGAGTCGTAAGAAGAGATAAGAGTGATTCCACCACGAGAATTCCCCATACGATCTGGTCCAGCGTCCCAGGCACGGAGAAATCCACGATCATCCATGATGGATTCAATATCCATGAAGTGGACACGAAGCGGAGGAATCTCATCCTTCTCTTCGTCAAACTCGAATTCTTCTGCTAGGAATTTTATGATAGGATTGATATCATAAGAAAAACGCCGAGAGCATTGGCGAATTGCTTTCGGCAAGTTCTTATCGAAATAGTCACAGGTAATCCCTACGAGAATCGGATTCCCGAAGAGATCCTTTCTGAGATTTGTTGGTTTTCCTTGAACAGCATCCACTACTGCTTCATGATGAGGGATGAAAATTTCATTCTGAACCGTCTTCTGTCCAGTTCTCTTCTTCCACTTACCTTTATCATCCTTGTCAAAGTAGGTGTATTCAATTTGCTTCTTGAATCGATTGTAGTTCACACAACCATAGTTACGAATCTTTTGGCTCGTCTCTGATTTCGAATTTTGCCTCATCAAGTTTCTCCCGTATTTCGTCTTGTGCTAGTTTCTCTCCCTCTGGAGAGACTTCCTCACAAGTTTCTTGTTCTTGTCGGGCAATCTCATTTTGCTGTGCGAGAATGAGATTTTGCATTGCGTGATTATGCCCACATTCAAATGCATATCTTAGAGCATTCGGAATACTACAAACCACCCACACCTTTGCTGCCTGTTCTGGATTTCCACTCTTGGCAACTACCTTCTGGCATATGTGGTGTGCCAAATCTTCCATCAAAACAATTCCGGCAATGTTGTATCCATCAGTTACAACATATGCCTCTTCCACCATCCTGTCGCACAAATCGACAAAAGACTGAAGAAGACTTTTCATCTTTGGATCAAGTTCCATGTTTACACCAATACGAAGTAGTCTGCTACTCCAATAAGAGTGTGACCATCTGTGGTCTTGTATGCCTTGTTTGTGGCAAACTTGCTCTTGTAGGAATAGTTCTCTCTATCCTGATCGTTTCGATGAATGTGATGCAGATTTGCATAAACGTCAGGAAGTTTTGGTTTATCTTCTTGATCAAGTTTTTGCTTTGCCGTTCCGGTGATCTGAACAATTCTACGCTTTTCCAACTTCTCAGCAATCACCCAAACACGAACAATATCTTGATCATCAACACCATCATCATTCTTACCAATAATCTTGAACAGATCCTTGAAACTCACAAGAGCATACGAAGGATACACTACATCATTATCCCCAGGTTGATCAAAGACCTGGACAATGTGGGCGCTCTGATAGAATAGAGTCTTTCCCTTTTCATTCTTCTTGTTGGTCTTGATGCCATATCTGCGAAGTTCTTCAGCAACGAAACGAATGCTTGCCGAAGGTGTGAAGCGAACAACACTTTCCATTTGACTCAACACATCATTCATTTTATTTCCCTTTCTTGTTTATTATCTTATATTCTATATCCAGCGGTTCTTCACATGAAAGTCCCGTATTGTTTTCGCGCCCAATTTTGTAGATGATTATGTTTCCGGTGAGAGTCTTCTCATTGAACATATGCATCCACGATCCGATGTACTCCATCATAATAAAAATAAACGATCCCATGATATAATGGATGGCACACGGTTTCACATCCATATCATACACTACTTGTGTCAGTCTGTCAAGAACTTTCTTGTACAATTCTTTGAGAAGGAGATTTGTCATCAAACCGTATAGTCTGAGTACATCAATCTCTTTATCTTTGATATCCTTCAATTTCATCACATCTTGACCATGTTTTACCACATAATCTGGAAGCACCCCGGCGCAACGAACTGCATAGGAACACAAGAATATTTCTCTCAAATATAATTGAAGAGGATCTTCTTTCTCTTTGATTGTCTTTGCAATCGCCAAAATTGATTCCCATTCGAACGCCTTCTCAATGTATGCTCGAAGTAAACAGGTATTACAGATGTATGGATTCTCAATTACTTCATGTTGAAATTTTGCAAATCCAAAACTAATCTGAGTGATTACAAAAAGGATTGTCTTGATATCCTCTTTCTTCACATCCAACTCTTTAAGTTTATCAAAATCCAACTTCATTAACGTATCCAGTCTTCAAGTTCTTCCTTTGTACCAATTCTATTGGCGAATGTCTCAAGACACTTGTTCCATGACTTGTGTTGCGCTCTTTCTTTGGAGTTCTTGGCGAGTGGAAATTTGAATCCGTTGATTCGATAGTACATGGCATAGAACATCGACAAAGCAATGGCAATTGCGTCTAACTGATCGTCTTTACCATCATACCCAATGAAACCAAACCTCTTCATCTCTTTACAAATAACTTCCTTGTTTGCATTGCCAAGAAGACCACCAACCTTCTTGACGCTTGGCACAGGAGC